TCGACTTTCCTCAGCCATCGCCCATCGGCGAAGCTGATTGCATACACGGATCAAGTCCGTAAGATGCGTGGGTGGTCGCTTCAGATAGAAAGGAGTTATGTCCTCTCCGTACCAATAATGTCCACCACAGGACTCCCGAAAGGGCCCAGTGGCAAAACTCTTGCTAGGGTTCGGTGTAAAACCAAACACCTCTAGTACCCAGCAAGCGTCATCATACATCCCTGAAGGAATGATGATGTCATCACCGTATACGGATATGACACCCGGATGTCCTCTTAGATAGGCGGTCGCCTTCATGAGTGCCCAAAAGATCAGGCTCTCAAGTTCGAAGGTGAAACCGTTTCCCATTGACGAGAACATTTCCGTTGTGACTAAATGTCCGTCCACCACAACATTTCGGCTCCTGATATCATTCAGATACAAGAACCAATCTGTAGGGAGTAATGCTTGGACACAACTTATAGTGACAGTGTCACTAGCACTCGAGAGATCGAGTGTCGCTAACGACCCGTCAATCGAACCAACACGTGCTAAGCGTCGGTTGACCGATTGGTCGTTTAAGTCGATACCAAACTTCCTGAGACGACGCCGGATATGTTTTCCGACGCCTTTCTGGAGGAACATATTGACATCTGGCTCTTTACAAGCGCAGCGGTCAATGTCACTTTTCTTAGGAACAGTGAACAAGACGGCGCCCTCTACCTCCCGAAGGTGGTAGAAAGCACCGGCTTGCCGAAGCAAAGGAGCCTCACGATGGATCACATCGGTGTAGGGCATTGCCTCCATGGTAATGTCTGCCTGTCCAACGAACTTTTGAGCCGGACGGCTCTCAGTTCGGGCACGACTCGTGCTTGCACCACCGCTAAACGAGCCCAAGACGATCTCATCTCTGAGATCACCAAGGACTTGGGCGATTAGGCGTTGCGCGATCTCGAGGAACCGATAGAACGTAATATGTGGCAATACATGAAAGCCACGATCCATCGCCCGAAGACGTGCGTTTGTTGACGCATTCTTCAGTTCTGTTGACAACCATTTGTCGACAGCCGCCTTTCGGCGGACAGCCGCCGGTACGACGTCCTCAGCGCAGAATTTGCTGAGATATTCGTCCCGGAGGTAATCCAAACAGGGTAGTTCCTCACCTGTCATAAGCAGTTTTGGAAGCTGCATAATCAGGCTCTGGGCAGACTCGGCTAAGGGGCTATTGGCGCTTACGCGCTTCTTAGCACCCAGTCGACGGTTGTTCGTATGACGCTTGTGCATTCATTCTTCCATTCTGGATTAGAGGAACACTCGGAGCTAGTTAATAGGATTCCGAGAATCAGCCCCACCTTTGTTACAAGGAGAAGCCAACGTAACCAAAACCTCCGAAGAGGCTTCGGATACTGGGGATCTTTCAGGCCCATTGGCCGATATCAGTAGATATCGGTAACGTTGACCAACATGTCGTTGATCATCGTCTGGGACGGCGCAAGCGCCGACGCCATAAGGCCGATAAGATCCTTCCGCTCTTGATCAGTCGACATCCCATCAATCGAAGTCGAAACCTCGATATAGTTGATACGGACGACGACGGGAGCGGACACACCATTGATGGTTTGCGTCGCAACGACGGGAACCGCCAACCGCAGAGTCGCCTTATAGCGATCTTTGCTTCGCACCAAACGTGCAGTGAAACTGGGATTGCCGACCGGTGTGGCCGTCTTCTCAGTGAACACATGCACCCCATTGGCATCTTGGCCAGCGGGGGAATAGGTGTGGTTGACAGGAGTCAGTGCTCGGTCAGTGATGACCAGATTGCCGCGTGCGGCCATAGTAAACATCCTTCTTCTATGTTGGATGGAATCCCGTGTTCGGGAGTTAGGGAAACCTAGCGGAAACGACGTACTTGACGTACGTTGTTTTGACCTAGCATGATTACGGTTAGGGCTGCTGCCTTTAGACCGCGATCTTGCTTGAAAGGATCAATATCAAGCCATAATCCAGTTGTTGGCCAAACGCTCATACTTTCGCGAGCGTAGCCTTCATACCGGAACGTACCCCCACCCGGCCGAACCTTTTGGGCTCGGTAGGAAGGGTATGCCTGGTTAAAGACATTGGTAGTGGCTTCGTAGGGTGCAGACGCTTTAACACGCCTGGACACTGATCCTGTTACGAACTTCAAACCAGCTGGTGCAGTATAAGACTGCAAAACGCTGCCAATCGGGAGAACCCAATCGACAACGAAAGAAAACGGAACCAACTCCCAAGCTAGGGAGAGCGGATTCACGAGACCCAACTGATTTAGTGCGCGTACACCTGCGTGATCCGGATCTATCCGGGCTACAAGAGTACACGACACTCGATCCGAGAAGTTGACTGAATTGTACCGCGAGACTTCCTTGGTGGAGTAGTCTTCGTATGAAAACGAAGGACCGGCTCCGCCGCGGTCTGTGCTCACAGACGTCTTCAGAAGGATTGGAGCTTGAGCTTTCTCCTTTCCTAACATCAAAACATCATGGATGTCTTGCATGAGTGGTCTCCACCCATACACATACTCGAGATAACGACGTGATGCCACATTTAACGGACCCTCGCGGTTGATATCGCGCAAGGTCTTCGTTAGGTAAGGGCGTAATTGTCGAGACTCGGCGACCTCTTTCATCCCCTTAACCAGGGACACAAAGGGGTCTCGCACCATTCTCATCGTTTGGGCGAATGTAGCAAGACCTTCTCCAAGGTTGACAGACGAGTCTGCCATCTTGAGAAGCGCTTTCGTAACAACCTCGTTTCGACGTCCAGTGGGAATAGAAGGCGGTAACCTGGTATTGCCAATATCAATGCCTGCAAGGGCACTGGTCTTGACATAATTCAGGAAATGATCCGCTCCTCCTCCTGGTCCGGTCACAAATGTACCACGATTTCCCGTCCACGGGTAGTTGATGATTGTTGCCTCCGCTGAGGAGGCTCCACCATCTTCATACCAAGCAGACGAGATCGCGTGGGAAGTGTGTTTCCGGAAAGTCGATCCATCTGGGAAAGTTATGACAGACCCCTTCGCATTTGAAGAGGGCTTCTGGGTGACTCGCTGGGCACAAACCCGGTTAGTCACAGAGACTCCAGTATTTCTACCAGAATCAAAAGCCACGAAACGTGGCCCAGAATTCACATACTCAACCATGAGGTTACCTTTCACTAGGTTGGCGTCATGAGACGGGGAAAGAACACTTTCCTCAAAGGAGCCTACGG